ATTTAAAGTATCCGTAGTTATTTGTCTGACTAGCAGTTCAAATAAGAGTCCCGTGTTTCGAAGTTTATTATGTTTAAGCTTCATTTTATGTTGATCTTCTATAAATATTACTAAATATCTTCATTAAGTATGTTACTCTCATTTAAAAGGTCGGATTCTTCCTTTTTTTGTTCAAAAAGAACTATTTTCTTTTTTCTTTTTGATTCTAAACCTTTTAAAGAGTTTTCAAGTTGAAAAGCGCCTATCTTATCTTTTCTAGTTTTATCAAACGGAGTTTCTGGTTTCATCCCCTTAGATCCTAGAGGGTCTCTTCCAAAAGCAGAGTTATCCGTTTTGAAGATAGAAGACTTTTCTTTTGGCCTTCCTACTGAATTTTTTTCCATCTCATCATATCCATTAGGGAGGTCTGGCCTACCTTCTTTCTCATCTGTTTTGGAATATACTGATGCAAGGTCATGAGGGGTTCCATAAGACTCTCCAGAAATGGCTGGATCGTTTCCTTCGTTTTCAATTTGATTATATCTGTACACTCTCTTAACGTCTTCAACAATAAGATCCCTCTCTTGGTTAAGCTGATCTTCAGACATCTGAAATATCTTGTCTCCTACCCAATCACTAGAGAATAACTTCTTATCCATGATATCCCCAGCAAGGGCTACTTTCTCTTTCAACAAAGCAATCTTCTCTTGTTCATAAATTATAGATGGATTGTTTAATTCTAAATTAAAATTCAACAAATCTGCATCTTCAAATCCTTGAACATACAAATGAATAATAGCTATCTTTTCAAGCTCACTTATTATAATTCTTTGAAGTCTCTCTACAGTTCTGCTAAACCTAACATCTAACGCACTTATAGTAGATTTACCATTAAGTTCATCAGAGTAGTTCAAAAATGATTTAGGCACCTTTAAAGATCCTAACATCAAATCCCTTAAAAACTCAACGTCTTCTATACCAGCATATTCAAGACCTTTGGTTGTGTCTATTTTTGTGGTATTATCTCCAGGTCTAACAGGAATATAAAAGTCCTCAAGCATGTTTTGTACATTAAACTTAAGGTTATAATCCCCTGTTTGTTGGTCTACAAAAGGAGTTTTTTTCATTCCATTTATAGTGTTCTGTACAAAAGCGTTTACTTCATTTGGAGGAATGTTACCAACATTAATGTAAAATACACGCTTCTCAGGGGCCCTCATAATTCTATGCAACAACATTGCATCCATCATAAGAGTGTACTGCTTGAAATACTTTCTAGCGGGCTCTATGTAAGATCTTCCAAATGGAAGATAGTTAGTATCTGTAAGAAGCCTGAAATGCGCTATTTCAAAATTCTCAAAAGCCTCTTTACCTTTAGTAGCAGTTGTACCTCCAGCTACTGCCACTGGGTCATATATAAATTTAATATAGGATGGATTATTTGGATCCTGGCCCTCTTCTCTGATCATATCATAAACAGATAAAGGTCGAACACTATATACTCCGTATTTTTCAGCTATATCTAGTTTTAAAAAGAAGTCTCCATATTTACACATAGATCTAATCCACATCGGTAGATTAAATTCCACATTTAATACTTGATAAAATAAATTATAAAGTATTTTTTGAATATTTTCGTTACTGCTTCTAATCTTTAAAACCTCGTTACTCTCTCCTTTTAATGTGGCCTCTTCGCAGATAATGTCTAGAACAGAAGATATTATACCATCTGTGTCCATTGCTTCATAATCAGCATACAATTGAAGCCTAAGAGTTTGATAGTTTAGGGTTGGATTAAACTGCATCCTTTGTCCCGCTTTGTGAAGACGGGTAAACCTGTCTACTAAACTATTTGTTTGTAACTGGCCAAAAGATTGTATTCTCTCTACATCTGCCACCTTGAGCTGCTTACCTCCAACATTACGTATTACTACGTCTGTTGAAAATAATCGTTTCAACCTTGGAAATAATGAACGATCTATCGGCATTTATGTTTGTTTACTGTTTTAATATATATAAATATCTGTTTTTACCTTATTAACCAGGTTATGTCCTCTTGTTGTCCATTAACATTCATTTGGTATGGGTTTTGAAATTGATTTGGATTGTATCCAGTTGTTGTGTTATACCCACTTCCTCTAGATATGTTGTTTATCAACGCTCTTTGCAAATCAATCCCTCTAGCCCTATATTCTACAGCGCTATCTCTTAAGTATAGACCTATAGCGTATGCCATAACACAGTCATCATGATATCCGGTTTGAGCTATTGGCTTACCATTTTTCCACACAAAAGTAGACATTTCAGACGTTAATCTTCTAGAATTCAAAGATATGCTATGATCTCTAACATACTGTTTAAAAGATAATAAAACTTCTGGTCTTGTTTTTGTAGATGTTGTAAACCCTGGGGTCATTTTACTAGTATCGTAATCGTATATTTGATTTAGATACTGAGAGACATTTGTAGTATCTCCTTTGGGAGAGTAGTATATGTTGTTGTAGTTTATCTCTAAAACATCGGATATAGTTGCATGTCCCAATCCTGTATTTTCTACAACAAGTAAAGCAGAATTGTACTCTGTGGCTATTGAAACAGCAAATTTAGATAGAGATTTAGTGTCCATATCACCTTTATACTCGGCTACTTGAGACCCAGTAAAAACATCCATTACTTGGATAACTGAAGAATCTGACCCATCTCCCTTAGCAGTGTCTATTATTACTATATAAGACCTCTCTGGTACAGGATATTCCCAAATCCAATAGTCTTTTTTGGGACCTCTCATTTCTATTGGATCTTTTACTCTTTCTGTATAGTACTCTAAATCTTCGGCTTCAAAATAAGTATCACCAGATGAATTAAAATTACAATCACACTCTTGTGCAGCTAATCTTTATCCTGATCGTCTCTCCACTTCTGGTTTCTGGACGGGTGTACGCTCCAAGGGAGCCTTACCGGTATAAAGTTATTTTCTTCGGACTCAGCTCCTACCCACTGCTGATGAAACCATTGACCTATTCCATTTGGAGTAGATAATACTATAGCTCTACCGCCTGTGGCAAGTGTTTGTTGTGCTGATCCCCACAAATCCTCTGCATTTTCTATAAAGGCAGCCTCATCTAATATAAGAACGTTGGCAGTATATCCCCTGGCACTCTCAGAAGCTCCTGAAGCGGCTTTAATCTTAGATCCGTTCTCTAATATTAAACTCAGTTTATTGTCCTCTAATGAGGCTATTTTAAGCCAACTGGGTAATTGAGAATACGCAAACCTAACTTTGTCTACTATATTTCTAGCTTTTTCTTGAGTGGGGGCTAGTGCTAATATAGACTGGTCCTTTTTAAATAGCATTAGCCATAAAGCATAAGCAGCTGTTAAAGTGGTTATACCAAGCTGCCTAGACTTTAAAATAAGAGTCCTGTCATGTTTGTTTAAAAGATATAAAAGCTTCTCTTGAAACAGATAAGGGGTGAACAGCATTCTCCCCTCTGAAGTCTGTATATAAACAAACGAATAATCTCTTTTATTGATTTCTCATTCGACATGTTACTTTACAATCAAAAATCCGATTGATATTACTAAAAGTCCAAGAGCGGATTTTTTTATAAATTTTTGTTTTTTAACTTCTTTTTCTAAACCTTTAATGGTTCCTGTGTATACTACTTCTTTTTCCTGATTAATCTTTATAATGTCTTTATAAGAAAATATTTCTTTGTCTTTATACGCTATTATAGAATCTTTATAAGATTTCTGATTCTCTAGCGTATCTATATTTTCCAATAAAAGATTTCTCTCTTGTTTAAGAACGTCTGAATGTACTAAATCTTTTACAACTCTTTTAGCTACATTTTTGTGTAGCCTTAAAGTATCAATATTCGGTACTTGTTGAGTCTTTATAACGGTTTGCGAAGAAGCGCTCAAGCTCATCAATATCGTAGCTATCAACAGACAATAAATGTATTTCATATTCCTTGTATATTTTTTTAATCTTAAGTTTATTTTCCTGCAATTGTGTTTCAGCTCTATGAACTTTTTCAACAAATATTTCTACTTGCTCTCGAAAAGCAATTATGGAATCTTCTCTTAAATCTATTTGATGATTTAAACTGTCAATAGCTTTTTTATACTCCACTTCTCTTTTTACATTAGACCTATAAAATATTATAGCAGCTCCTATAAAAACAAAAATAGTTATTATTATAAATTTTTTCATACTACTTAATTGAATCTTCCCAAAATCTAAACAATATATTGCCTCTAAGATACGCATCTTTTTCCATTTCTAGCAAATATTTGTCGTTTTCTGCGTATTTAGGATCAGATAAAGCTTGCATGTTTATTGAATCAAACTTTCCAGAAAGATTTTGATTATGGTGTATTAACTCGTGAGCATAACTCCTTAATACGTCTTTTATATGTCTTCCTGCCACAAACAAAGTTATTGATTTGGCTTGAGGATCATAATATGCTGTTTTACCAAAAGGATCGGTGGCATATTCTTGACTGCTTGATACTATTACGGATGGGTATGGTATTATCTGAACCCCTGAATTTTGAATCCATTCTGCCAAATTGAGTAAGTAAGGAACTACGTTATGTCCCGAAACTGGTACTTGTTGGTTTATATTTTGATATTTAGTAAGATCCATTATGCTTCTGGTTCTTTAGTTTCTTCCTCTTCTGGAGCTGCTTCTTCTCCCTCCGGAGGCGCCTCTCCTGTATCTAATCCCTTTGTTTCATCTCCTCCTTCAGGGGGAGCTTCGCCTTCTCCTCCTTCTGGTTCTGGCTCCTTAGTTATGGGTTTGTTTTTCAATAAGATATTTATCTGATCCAATGCTTGTTCATACTCTGATCGATTAACAATATCGTATTTTTTCCCGTTTGCAATAACTTGAAAAAAATCAGAGTCTTTAAAATCTTCAGGGTAGTTTAACTCAAGAGGACTTGGATTATATTTTAAATCAAAAAAACTTCCATTAGGTATTACTACCCTAAAGGTAGTAGGTTTATATGCAATACACCTAATATCAGATACTACCTCTCTAAGTTGATCTATTGATTTTTTACTCTTCTTTTCCTGAGTAGTTAAAAGTTTTATGAGAGTGTTTGTAACTTTTGGAGATTTTTTAATAATCTTTTCTAAGTTAGATTCATTTTCTACCTTAGTTATTTCTACCTCCCAAAGGACTTTATTTCTGAATATTTCGTAGAATCTTGGCTTCATTATATATAAATATCTAATCTTCCTTAGATTTAGATTTTTTAGGTGCATCGCCTTTTTTAGGTTCCCACCAATCAGTACAATACTCTTTTGGATCATATGGAATTGAGTCAGTACCCGCCCATTTTTGATAATACTCATTTATACAATGGTATTTCTCAGATTTGTCTTTAGGTACCCACCATTTACAATTTGCACAACATGAGCCTCCATATGGGACTTTCATACCTGCTTTATGGTTTTCAGGAAGTTCGTATTTACCGCCTCCGTACTCTTCTAATAATTTTAAAAATTTTATCATTGTTTATCTTTTTCTCTAGATTTAAAAGACACTTTAGCTTTATTTGTATTTGACACAAACTGTTTTCCTTTTTTAGAAGCAGCTACTTTCTTTTTTGATGTAGCAGCTCTTTCCGCTTTTGATAAGCTCTTTGCTTTAGCTAAAGGCAAACACCTTGTAGTAGGCTTTCCTTTTTTCATAGTCCCACAAGGACCTGCTATATTACCTTCGGTATCTATTCTAACCCACTTTTCTTTTTTAAACCAACTATGTAATCTTTCTTCTATATCCTCTAATCCTTCTTTTTTTACTTTTCTCTTTTTTCCTATACCTCCTTTACACACTTGAACAGCCCTTCCCATTAAATACGCAGAGTGTTTTTCTCCAGCAGCTTTTCTACGTTCTGCATAAGCTTTTCCTTTTGGACAAAGCTTTTCATATAACATCTCCATATTGGCATCTTGCCCACAACTTTCACAGTTCATGGCTTCTAGCTCCTCTAAAATCATTTTTTTTAGTATGTCTAAAAGTTTCATTACTCAGCAGATTTAATTGCTTGTGCAGTTGCTATTGCATATTGTTTAGGCCCCATCTTTTCTTTGCCTCCACCTTTTTTAGCCATCGCTTTTATTATTTCTTCTTTCTTTGCTTTTTCAGCTTTAGTCAGTTTTTTTTTCGTCTATGCTCTCTAGATCCTTTATATCTACTATAGTTTTTCCTATAGATGCTAAATACTTGTCTAGAGGTAAATCATCGCTTTTTATTGGAGTGTATTTTTTAGAAAGTTCTAAAGCCATTTTTTGGCCTGTATTGTCTTTCTGTGTAGGGAGCTTAGCATTAATTTTCCTATAAGGATCGTTATAATATATACTATTACGATCTTTATTCTCATCTACTGGCTGTATCATTTCTGATTCTTCAGAATCATCGTCATCCTCTTCATCGTGTCCCCCCAACTCATGAAATCCTTGAGCTGCTTGATCTATGAAATTCTCTGCATTAGTTATGTGATCTTGTATCCAGCCTGGGATGTCTCTTTCTTCGTCTCCTAGTTTTTGCATCAAATCCATTACCGATTTAGCTATT